GGTACACCAACACCAACTAATACTCCAACATTAACACAAACACTAACATCAACACCCACACCCACCCCAACTCAGACTGAAACACCAACTTTAACACCAACGCCAACTTTAACACCAACAACATCTAGAACGTGTTACCATCCTTATACTTTAGATTTAATAGATAGAGATGATATGGGTTCAGGTCAATTTTTAGATAATTTAAATACGGCATGTAATTCAGCCATAGGTATGAACAATGGAACATTACATGCTGGTGGGTATAACACATTATATTACGATAATGCGTCCCCACAAGTTGGTGATTATTCTTATTTAGGACAAAATAGTTGTGTAGCCGCTTCATTAACTGATGGATATTACATCATTCAAATGTTGGGTGTTTATACTGTTGTAAGAATTGATTCAAATCAAATTACTGCAGTTAACCCGTGTCCAACACCAACACCAACACCAACTCAGACTGAAACAGGTACGCCAACACCAACACCAACGATGACTAAAACACCAACATCCACACCAACACCAACAACAAGTTTACCACCAATAGGTTTTACAATTTCAAGTACATGTAATAATAATGGAACAATCGTAGTAAGTAATTTTGTTGGAGCATTATCTAATTTTTATGAGTACAGTGCGGGAACTCACCTAACAGAAAATAGTGCCCTTAACGCATCAACATGGCAAAATATTTCTGCTCCAAGTAGTGGTATTGTAGTTATAGCAGCAAGTGGAACGTATTGGGTGGCGGTAAGAGAAGTTAGTAATCCATCAAACATTATCGCAAAATCTGTAACAATAAGTTGTGTAACACCGACACCTACAACAACAAGCACACTCACACCAACACCAACCTCAACATTATTAATTAGCACATATTATACAATAGTAATATCACAATCGGATTTAGATAGTGCGGTGAATAGTGGTGAAAATAATAATAGAGTACGTGTTACATATAAAGACGATAATGGTTTAACAACCATAAAATACTATACAGTGGCGGGAACATATACTAATGATATTTGTGTTCAATCAGGTCAACCTGTGTCTGTTACCTATTTCGTAAATGGTTTTCCGGGAGGACCTGGATTTGCTAGCAGTACAGCAACTAATACATTGATTAGTTGTGGTGCCAATGCTCCAATACCAACTTCAACACCTACAAGTACCCAAACTCAAACACCAACACCAACTTTAACAAGTACATTAACACCGACACCAAGCCCAACTCCATCGGTAACCATTGGAAGTTGGTTTTTCTTCACTAGTGAGGGATTATATACATCTGTCGGAAGAGAGGCGTATGGAAATGGTGATATATTTTTTACAACAGGATTGACATCAAATTTATATATAACGTATAATCCTAATTTTACTGATTATACAAGTGTAATCCGTATCAACACTAAAAATAGTGCTGGTACCGACTACTTATCATTATTTCAAAATATTCAAACTAATGGTGGAACACTGTCATTAACACAAAATGGTGACACCGCAAAATTCTCACTTCCTGCGAATTTAAATTACATAACTAATTTACCTAATTATGGTGGATATGTTCAATTTGCGTTAGATACGGGTATATCACAAATACAAAATTCAACTAACCCATTTGTTTATGGTGACCCAATAACAATAACATTTAGTTCGTAAAAATAAAAAATAAAAAGACAGATTAAACACAAAAACACAAATATTTATCAATATGGCGATAGGAGCAAGAATAACAAGTGAAAATTTAAGTGGAAAAACGGCAACAGTTACGTTTATACCATACACTGGGTCAACATCAGGAACAACAGTTAACCTCGGGGAAAATGTTATCCCTTTTAATAACATCACAACACATCCATATGGTGTTTACAATATCTATGTACCTGAATATGATTACACGTACACATTAAACATACCCGAACCTGAGGTTGATGTTCAAACGTATGTTTACATGAATAGAATGAATGATTCGGATAATTACGCGGCAGCAACTTTAAATTTTAATACTTTTACCGCCGAAATTATTGATTTAGGTGTCGACATAAATATTTGGAATAATAATAATATATATGAAATAACCAATTCGGGTTATATGTATTATTTTAGAGGTGTCGCGGATAGTAATGATAGATTGGTAGTATTTACAGACGCTTCTAATAATGAAATCACAAGATATAGTGGAACCACGGGGAATGCCAGTAGAAATACATTAGATGGTGGATGGACAACGTTTGAGGATGTTGACAATGGTGTATTGAAATATTCAGATGGTACATCGGTTTACACATATACTTGGGACCCTGTAACACATTACATCGACATTGAATGGGATTGGGATGCCATATCATCTGATAATACATTTATCATTAAAAAATGGGAAGTTGCACCTTTAAGTGGATGGACAAATAATGGTCCGGGCCAATCCTATATTGTTAATCCAAATGATGGAACAACATCATTATTTAAAACATGGACGGACGGAACATATATTAGACATCACATATCACCATCATCTAATGCTATTCACGTTATAACAGAAACTCAAGATAATGTAACGGGTAGTACATATACGACTTTTGAAATATATGACACTAGTGGGAATATTTTAGAAACTGTTTTATTAACCGGAGCTACATATAATAACTATTATGAGGAATTTCACGGAACAAACAAACATACCATAGTTTTTTATAGCTACAATGATATAAATGTTCCATATAAAATTATACATTATAATAGTGATACATCGACATTAATCCAAACATCACATAATAGAGGTACTGAATACCAAAATATTAATATGCAGGGATATCAAAATTTTTGGTCAAACAGTGTGGATAGAAATAACGGTGCGGTAGTTATTCAACTTTATAGTGGTGGCAACTGGACTAGTTATGGTTACGAAGTTACCTTCTGTGATATTATGTATATGTTTGATAATCAATCAACATTTAGTACATATACGTTCGCCGATGATGAATCAAAGAAAATAAATAGTTGGGGTCAATTAAGTGATATATATAGAGTTGCGTGTGATAATGGTGATGGTATTGCTGCGGTATTAACAATCATGTCCGGTAGCACTCGAATAGAAAGTTTAAGTGTTAACGTTACCGATGTTTATCAGTATAATTATTGGAGCTTGGGTAATAAGTCAATATATCAAATTTTTACAAACTCAGCGAATAATGTAACATACAAATACATAAACGAATTGGGGGTTGTTACAGACACATTAGACGACTATGGTTTAATTACTTCATATGCTTCAAATGTTAACACCCAAGGTCAAAATGGTTATATAAGTATTCAATCTGAGGGTAATATAGGATTTTATGTATATAGTGGTAGTACTGGATTTACTCAAACGGATTATTATGGAAATATCTATGATACACCACCATACGACACTAATACATTTAAACAAAATTCCGATATGGTATTATTTACCGACGGTCAATTAGATTTTAGAGTTTTAAATTCGACAGGATTAACTCAATCGTTTTCATTTCCTGAATATAGTGGATACTCCATTAATGTTGGCGCAACTAAATTTATGTTTGTTTACTCAGACTATAATGATAATAATTTAGTTAAAATAAGACTATACGATTTTGCGGGTACATTATTGAATAGTGAAACAACAACTTGGACAAATAGTTGGAACACATATGGGGTAAACGAAAGATTTGTGGTGAATAACTATACTTCTAATACTGTGGAAATTTATTTAGTAAGTGAAAATGTTATAACATCGGTAACAACTCAAGATTATGGTAGTGAGGAGGAAGTTAATGACTACATTTACAATAATGACTAAAAAGAAAAAAATATATTATGAAAATATTAGATATTGATGTTAATATCATCAAAAACAAACAAAAAATTAAAAGATTTAAAAAAACATTTTACACTAATGAATCCTTAACGGTTGAACATGTTAAAAGTGTTATTAAAAATGAAATAACATTTCCATTTGAAGTGGTAAAAGAAGATTTTTACTATATGTCAGATGAATTAAAAGATACTGATAGTGTACCATTTTTATCGGGTAATGAACTAATAATAACAATTAAATAAATAAATAAAAATGTTAACAGGAAAAACAATTGGTGAATTAACACAATTAACTACAGTAGACGACTATACAAAGTTATTAGTTGAATCTGGTAGTTCAACATATTATTCAAATTATATAGACTTGGTTGATGGATTAGCCACAACCGGTTCTAATAGTTTTACAGGAACTCAGACAATAAGTGGTACTGAATTATTAACAGAACCTACTAGTAGTAATTTTTCAATAACCACTCATAATTTGGGTGATATTAGTCTTTACGCTGAAGGTGGTAATGTTTCACTATCGGGAAGTTTAACTATCGACAACAGTATAAAGGGTAATGGGACACTTTATATTCAACCAGATAAAGGTGATAGTAGAACTCTAAGTATTTACAACACAGACTTAACGGACACTCACATCGTTGGAAATGCTTCGTATACGTTCTTTGGTGATGACGATAATCATATAAAAATAGATTCAGTCAATGATAAGGTTGTTATTGATTCCGTAAGTGGTTTTACAATTAATACTGAGACGACTATAAATAGTGACACAAATATACGTGGTAATCTAAAAGTTAATGCTGAAGGTTTTGAATACCCGCCGGTAAATATTATTTCAGGTGCCACGTATTTTATGGGTGGACAGGTTGATTTTATGTCGGGTGGAACGAGCAATTTTCATGGGTCTATTATATTTAGTGATGATATTAATGATTCATACGTACAAATGATAGCCAACAGTGTACCTGACAATGAAAATAGTATTGGTACTTTAAATATAACCACCAATCGTCTTTCAGTTGGTTACGGTGGTACTAAATGGGTTACACCAACAATAGCAACATTAATGGTTAGTGGTAGTATGTATCTTGAGCCGTATGATGGGGATGGTATACAAACAGGTTCGGCTTTACCTTTAGGACAAAGAGGTGAAATCGCAGTATCTGGTTCAAACTTATTTTTCCATAACGGAACTGAGTGGAAACAAGTAACATTATCATAATTAAAGATATATATGGAATTTTTTATAAGAAAAGGTGCAAGTGACCCAATATTAAAAATGAGAATGATAGATGACGGTAAAAACGACAAATCATCGTTCAATGAATTATTGGAAAACGCGGACATAAAATTTGAAATGTTCGATGTAAAAACTGAACAATATCAAGTTGTTGATGCAACATGCTCATTGGCAACAAGAACAGAAAAATTCAATAATGTAACTGACGAATATTATATCACGTACAGATTAACAGAATCTGATACGTCAATCAAGGGTAGGTATGAGGGTGTGTTTACGATTCAATTTTACGATGAAACGTCAACACCCTCACACAAACTCATCATGCCAATCAAAGAAAAATTATACATTAACGTAATTTGATAAAATAGAATTTTATATTTATATTTGTAACATTAAGACAAACTACGGAAGTACCGTAAGCTAATAGGTCACTTAAACAAATATAGTATGAAAGAAGTAATCTCACAGGAGGTTATCGAGAATTTCCTGAACGGGGGTGACGATGAGAAGTACATCGTTGGTGTTGAATATGACTACCCCACAAACACAATTTCCAAAATTATTCAAGACCCCGATAAGGGTAAAATTGTTAAATCAGATTCATTTGTCCCGTTTCTTTGGGTGGGTGACTTAACTGAATTTAATTTCTATGGTGGTTCAAAGGCCAAACAGAAACAGATGATGGGTAAGTATGGAATCATCATTGAGAAATTAGACACTTACGGTGATGAACGACTTGAGTCTGGTATGAAATTCTTGGTCAAAAGTATCAAGACATATACTGACCTTATCAGTTTCTTTAAAACCGGTGGTATTGACCCGTGGGGCGAAAACACAAAGAAGTGTTTTACTATTTTATCACCTGTAGAACAATATCTCGTACAAACAAGAAAACGATTGTTTAAAGGAATTGAAGATTATGCGGATGTGTATCGATTTGTATTCGATATTGAGACTACGGGTTTAGACCCTGAAACTTGTAAAATCATTTTGATTGGAGTTAAGGATAACCGTGGTCTACAAGAAACAATACCCGCATTTGGTGAAGATGGTGAAAAGAAATGTATTGAACGATTCTTTCAATTAATTAAAGAATTAAAACCAACAATTGTTGCGGGTTATAACTCCGCATTCTTTGACTTTCCTTTTATTCTTAAACGTGCCGAAATTTTAGGTGTGGATGTAAATGGATTAACTCAAATCTTTACAGGTACGGGAATTAAAGAAAAGAAAGGTGTGTTAAAACTTGCCAATGAAATGGAGGATTATGTCCAACACGTAATTTGGGGGTTTAACATTATTGATATTGCCCACTCTGTTCGTAGAGCACAAGCAATTAACTCGGAGATTAAATCTTGGGGTTTGAAATACATCACCAAGTATTTGGAGAAAGAGAAACCTAATCGGGTTTATGTTCAGGGTAATAAGATTTCCGAAATATATCTTGGGAATGAGAGTTATTATGTAAACCCAAAAACAGGTGGTTACAAAATGATTGGTGAACCCGGTACACAGGATTTACTTACAAGATTCCCCGGTAAGTTTGAGATATGGCCGGGAAGAAAGATTGTGGAACAATATCTTGATGATGACCTTTATGAGACAATGATTGTCGATGACTCATTCTCTCAATCAACATTCTTATTGTCAAAACTTGTACCAACTACATATGAGAGGATTGCCACAATGGGTACCGCCACATTATGGAAGATTATCATGTTAGCATGGTCATACGAAAACAATTTAGCAATTCCGGCAAAAGATTCTAAACGACCATTTACGGGTGGTTTGTCTCGTTTATTGAATGTGGGTTATGCAAAGAACATTGTGAAGTTTGACTACTCATCCTTATACCCGTCAATTCAATTGGTATATGATGTGTTCCCATCTTGTGATGTTATGGGCGTTCAGAAATCAATGTTGAAGTATTTCCGTAACATTCGTATTAAGTACAAACATCTTGCCGGTGAATTAAAGGATAGTGACCCTGTTGCTGCCGAAATGTATGACCGTAAACAATTACCAATTAAGATTTTCATCAACGCATACTTTGGTTCATTATCGGCACCTCACGTATTTCCTTGGGGTGAGATGGATTCAGGTGAAACAATCACTTGTATCGGTCGTCAATGTCTTCGTATGATGATTATGTTCTATATGCAAAAAGGATATAAACCTCTTGTAATGGATACGGACGGTGTGAACTTTGAGACACCCGATAGCGCGGCCGATGCTGTGTATATTGGTAAAGGTTTAAATGAACTTGTTAAGGAGGGTAAAGAATATCATGGTATTGAAGCACACACCGCTGAATTTAACGATATCTTTATGAGAAATGAAATGGGTCTTGATATTGACTATACCGCACCATCTTGTATTAATGTATCTCGTAAGAACTACATCATTAAGTTAATCAAGAAAGGTAAAGAGAAAATCAAATTAACAGGTAACACCATTAAGTCTAAGAAACTACAAACCTATGTTGTTGAATTCTTGGATGAGGGTTTAAAATATCTTTTAAATGGTGATGGTCATTCATTTGTTGAATTGTACTATGATTACGTACAAAAGATTTATGATAAACAAATCCCATTATCAAAGATTGCCAACAAAGCTCGTGTTAAACAATCAATTGAGGAATATAAAAAGTATGTTAAAAAAACCACAAAATCGGGTTCATTAATGTCTCGTCAAGCTCATATGGAGTTGATTTTGATGAATGATTATCCTGCAGGTCTTGGTGATACCATTTATTATGTAAATAATGGTGAGAAGAAATCATCAGGTGATGTACAAAAAATCACCAAACCAACTAAGAAACAACAAGAAGAATTTTTGGCTAAGCATGGTGTTCAAATACCTGACGGTTTTATTGAGGTTAATTGTTATATGATTGATGAAAAGGAGATTACAAATAATCCCGATATGTTGGGTGATTATAATGTGGCTCGTTATTTGACAAACTTTAACAAACGTGTCGAACCATTATTGGTTGCGTTTAATCCTAACATTCGTGAGGACATTCTTATTGAAGACCCTAAGGATAGACAATACTTTACTAAGTTACAATGTGAACTTGTCAACGGTTTCCCTCTTAAAGAGAGTGGTCAAGATAAGTTTGATGAGGTTATGACCTTATCGGATAGTGAGGTTGTCTTTTGGAATAAAGTAGGACGTGACCCATTCTTTATGTATGTGGAAGATAGTCTGAAATTAGCTGACCAATATTGGGTGGACCATAATAGAAAGGTTCTACTTTTACAAGCGGAAAGTACAAAGAGTAATGAAGACGAAATTATCGGGAATACCGATACTGACGCAGTGTTACATGCGGTTGAGGTTTAGATTACCGTAATTGGTGATGGCATTGCTCTGAACTTCAATGACTTATTAAGATTTTCAGCCTCGGCACCTTTTCTTTCGAGAAGTTTGTCGGGGCGAAGTCTTTCTAAACGGGCCATTAATTCTTCAACCAACTTAGATTTTTCATCCTTACCTTCAGTTAATAATGATTGGTAGTCTAACTTTAATTCGCTATCAGGTACTTTAAGGTCACCACTAAACTTACCCCAAATACGACCTAAACCTTCTTTAGAGTAAGCAATCAAATATTTTCTAACCCAGTTCTGAGCCGGTTTATTTAAATCCATCCATTTTAATAATTCGGTGTCCACATCTGATGGAAGTCGAATAATATCTTTATTTTTCTCAAGACAACTGTCTCTATCAGTGGTTTCATAATACCAATACCATACCTGATAATTTCTATTGGCAATAGCACCAAAGTCAAACTTACCACCCGGTACATTATATAAGTGAATAAGTTTAGTTCCGTCAGGACCCGCAGTAATTCTATAAGTTAAATCACCACCAATTAAACGGTTCTTCATACTTCTATCACCCATTCTAAGTAATAAGTCAAAGGCCGGCATCATAAAGTATGAACCCGCGGAACCAATTTGAGCAAAACCACCCACACCACCAAAACCAACTCCACCAATACCACCAAAACCACCTAAGAAAGGGTCAACAATTGAATCTGTTAATTCTGCTCTTGAGAACCATAATAATTCATTAACCTCACGGCCGGCGGGTATTTGATAAACTTGCGTACCACCCGTTAATGTGATAAAGTCTTTTTTCAATTCAGCATCACCACTACCCGCTTGTAAACCAACGATTTTAGAATACGCTTGTGTAAATTGGGTTTCATAATCTAAACTTCTTGTTGTGAACGCACGAGTTAGTGATTGTGTGTCTACATTTAAACCGGCCAACGAAGACCATTGTGATTCGATTAACCAGTCAGATACATATTGTTCGTATTCTGATAGAGATAACTCTAAAAAAGTATCCATTTGTTCTTCGGTAAGTTCAATACCACGAACAGGCATTCCTAATAAATGGAACACTTGGGTATATAACTTATCTTTTTCTTCGGGTGATATGATATTTGTAGCCATAATTGATTTATTCTAATAAATACTTTATATTTAAGATATGAACAAGATATTATTAGAACTTTTTGAAATAGGTGGTAGACATAATTTTGAATTCTCATATAGAACAGGAGAGGGTGAAAATGAAGCAAGTGTCGATTTACAAAGTAAAAAAATCTCTGTTTTTGTTGGTGACCCTAAAAACGAAAATTTAAATCAATTATTAAAAGAATTAGTTGATGAGTTAAAGGAGTTCCTTTATTAGGTCTTTACTGAACGACTCTGAATATTCACCATCCCCCATCACTTGGTCAATAACACCTTTTTTCTTTTGTAAGATATTATAGATAATCTTTTCAATTGTATTCTCAAATACGGGGTAGTAAACTAATACACTATTTTTCTGACCATATCGGTAAGCCCTATCTTCACCTTGTGAGTGGTCTGCCGGTACAAATGATAAGTCATTCATAATAACAACTTCAGCCGCAGTTAAGGTAATACCAACACCGGCAGCTTTAATATTACCAATGAACACTTTAATTTTATCTTCGGTTTGAAATCTATCCACATTTTCCTGTCTTTTATCTTTGGACATACGACCATCAAGAGTTACGGAGTTCTTTTTGTATTTCTCATGTAACATATCTAATGTCATTGTGAAGTTAGTTAAAACGATTACTTTTTTACCTTGTTCTAAACATCGGTCAATAATCTCACACGTATAAGGTATCTTTTCGTAAGATATTAGTTGTCTAATTTTCATTAAACGATTTAATGTAACGGTAATTGTTTCAGATTCTTTCTTGTCATTACTAATACGGGTAAAATCTTCCAACTCTTCATCGTACATTCTACTATTCAATTCCACAAATACCGGAGTAACAATTTTTTCGGGTAAATCAAGAATATCTGTTTTCATTCTACGAAGAACAACATTCTTTGTAAGTTCACGAAGTTCATCTAAATTAGACGCTCCACTTGTATTCCATACCTTTCTTTGTCCAACTCTGAATTGGTAACCGGCACAGTATCTACGAACGTATTGTTGCCAATTTAATGTTAATGGACTTTCAACAATCTTTAAAAGGTTGTAGAAGTTAATCGGTCTTGATGTCATCGGTGTACCTGTTAATAACCAAACCTTTGGAATTTGTTCAAGTACGTCATTTAATAGACGCGTTCTGTTTGCGGTTGCGTTTGAAATATAGTGAGCTTCATCTACGATTGCCAAGTCAAAACCGGCATTAACCAATAACTTATAATCGTCACTATCTTCTGACTTATCTGTCGAGTGGTAATTTTTGATGATATCATAGTTAATAATATAAAAGTCAAATGTCGAGCCCCATTTACGTCCTTCGACAATTAGTACACGTCGGTCTGAGTAGTTCTTAATCTCTCTCTCCCAGTTTATTTTCAATGAAGCGGGACATACTATTAAAATCTTTTTTGCTTCACTCTCAAGAGCACCAATCACAGCGGAAGTGGTTTTACCAAGACCCATATCATCAGCAAGAATGAACTTATCGTTCGCTAATAATTTTTCAATGGCAATCTTTTGGTGGTCCATTGGTGGGCGACTACCATATTTTGAATAATCAATTACACGATTAAGTTTTTTCTCTTCTTGTTTAACCGCCGCTTTTGGTAACCACATTGCGTGTAATTGTCCATTTTCAGTTAATTTACCCCATATATGATATGCTTTGTCTGAATCACAAAGTAATTTTTCACACCATATTTTATCAGGTATAGTTGGTAGTAACTTATCGTCGGCAAGTTTTTCACCAAATGTACTAACTATGTTAATATATTTTCTTGCCACCTTTGGGGTTACTGTATGATATTTCTGAACATATTCGGCTTGGGGTCTTGTGAGTTTAAAACTCTTCAATTCCTCAAATTTTTTCTTCCATTCCAATAGTTGATTATTGGACCCTTCATATGTGGATAATATATTTCTCGCCTCTATTTCGGGAATTGTTGTTTCCATATTTAAAATATAAATAATAAGAACATAAAATTGTACTATTTATAAGGATATGGAAAACAAATTACCTATCACAAGATTATCCAAATTCGTATCAAATGACGATTTTGATTTAAATATTCAAATGGGTCAAGAATATCTTCATGGAGATTTAAACTTAAAATTGGTTCTATATCGTGTTGATACCGCAAAAACGGGTAACGATTCGGTATATGGTGAGGTTGGTATGGATGAGATTAAATATTTTCCACCTGTGGAGTTTAACGCTTTAGTTAGAATTGAGGATGCGAAAAATAATTCATATAAGGGTGGTTTGTTAAGATATAATGAACCTGGCAACATTGTAGTGTCTGTTTATATTAAACACTTAGAGGAATTGGGTGTCGACGTTAAGTATGGTGACTACATTGGATGGCCAGAAACTGAAAGTAGAATTAGATACTATCAAGTGACTAATGATGGTAGAATTACAACTGATGGTAAACATAATATGATGGGTTATAGACCATTCTACAGAACAATAACTTGTGCGCCGGTACAAGAATCAGAATTTAGAGGAATATAAAATGGGTGTACCTAAAAGAAAAAATAATATTAATGTTTATGGTGGTGGTAAAGGTAATTTACCTGGTGAAGGTGTAATAGCAAGAAGACAAGAATTATTAGATAAAATCACAAAATCTGATTCATTCTTACCCGATTCTATTTTACATGATGATTTGGATTTGGGTATGTTAGATTTTATAAAGGAAAACTTTGTGGTAGTTTCTGATGGTGCTAAAATTCCAATTATTCCTAAAATATTAACTATACAAAGATGGGCGGAATTTGAAAATAATTGGGAGTTTGTCGATGCGGATAATAATATGAAATTACCTTTCATTGCGGTTATCAGACAACCTGATGTTCAACCCGGCACAAACCCTGTAGTTCAAAGAACAATTCCAGATAGAAGTACATTCCATTACGCTACAGTACCAACATGGAATGGAACACAAATGGGTGCCGATATTTATAAGATGCCACAACCTGTGGCTATCGATATTACATTTGAGGTAACAATTGTATGTACTAAATTTAGAGATTTAAATAAATTTAATCAAAAAGTTTTACAAAAATTTTCATCACGTCAAGCATATACAACAGTAAAAGGTCATTACATACCTATTATTTTAGACACAATTTCCGATAACACTCCAATGGATACCATGGATGGTCGTAGATTTTATATGCAGAACTATAAATTTACAATGTTAGGTTTCTTAATTGATAGTGAAGAATTTGAAATAAAACCGGCAATTAGTAGGTTCTTTTTGTTAAATGAATTTGCGAAAGAAGGTGCCCCAAGAAAGAAATACATTAGTAAAACAATTGATATTACTGTTGTCTCATTTCCGGCCGATGGTTTACAAACACAATTTAGTGTTGGTGAAAGTATCGGTACATTATTTAGTGTTTCAATAAATGGTTTATTACAAGAAAGAGATGTTGATTTTTATCATGTTGCCTATACATCAAAAATTACCTTTGCCACACCACCATTAGAAGGAAGTGTTATTATAATAACATATTACAAAGGAAGGAATAATGTTATTATTGACGACTTTGGTAAAATTATACAAGTCAATACTGAACATTTTGAATATGATGGTACCTCATTATTTTTTCAAACAAGTAATGCAATTAATAGTGTTGTATCGGTAGACATAAACGGTCTTCAAGAAGAGGAGGGGTCCGGATTTGAAATTAGTGGATTGAGTGAAATTAAACTATTGGGTGAACCGTATTTAGGTTCGAGAATTGGTATTACTTATTTATTCTAATCTCCGTAGATGTCTTTCTTTTTAGGTTTACAAGTGTCCTCTATAAATTTTTCTAAAACTTTATAGATTTTTAACCCATTCTTTTCACAGTGTGATTTTAACATCTCGTGATGTTTTTCACTGATTTTTACGTTTTTACTCTTGTTTTGTTCCATAAAGGATAAATAAAGATAAAAAAAGATAATTAACTATCTTTTATGTTAAAAGTATCGAAATCTTTGGTAAAAACAAAGATATTTATAATAAAACTAATAAAAAAATTTAACCAAACATTTATCAATGGCAAATTCAAACAGAGTATTCGTTTCTCCCGGAGTATACACATCTGAGAAAGACTTAACATTCGTAGCGCAAAGTGTCGGAGTAACAACATTAGGATTGGTGGGTGAGACCTTAAGAGGTCCGGCCTTTGAACCAGTGTTAATTTCTAATTTCGATGAATTTAAAATATATTTTGGTGGTACATCTCCTGAAAAAGATGGTGCCGGAAATCCAAAATATGAGTTACCTTACGTAGCAAAATCATATTTACAAGAGTCAAACCAATTATTCGTAACAAGAGTTCTTGGTTTAACCGGATATAAACCCGAAACAACATTCGGTATCAAAACATTGGGTGGTATTACCGTAGATACAACAAGTCATGTAACACAAACGGGAACAACTATGGACCCATCTACTTTAGATGATATTGATAATAGTGATTACTATGGTGAATTATCAGGTAAAACCGCTTATGATGGTACAACAATTACTAACTATATTTTAAAAACATTTAGTGGTTACACGAATGCGGACCACGGTAAGTGGTTTGTTATGGGTCTTGTTCCAAGTGCTAGTATTCCAAACACACCATTAAAAGAACAATTATCACCACTAACAGGTAAAAAGAATACTGATAATAACAATGAAAAAGAATGGTTCAATACCTTAGTTGAGGAAAACGGAGGAACTAATCCTGATGTTTATTCATATCTTTTTGTATATAACAGTGGTTCGACAGGTTCATTTGACATTACAAGATTTGTTTATGGTGGTACATTAAACGAAGACTATAATAATATTGTAGTTGCCGCTTTAAGACCTCGTGGTGTTTATGATGGTCAAAATTTAACTCTTGAGGTTACATCAGGTGGAGATGTTACTATTAGTGATGTTGCGGGTGTGGCGACTAATCCTTTAGGTAATTTTACAATTTCCGCAGTAAATTCAGATGGTGACACTAAAACATTTACATGTTCATTGGATTCATCATCAAACAAATACATAAATAAAGTATTAGGAACTAAAGTTACAGATAAAGATAATAAAGACTTCCCATTATATGTTTACGAATCATACCCAAACTTATTAAAGACCGCATTCCAACAAGGTTTAATAAGAGGTATCCATGCGACTACAGTTTTAGCCAACAGTGAAGGTAATAATTTCTTAACAGATTGGAAAACACCGGTTTCTCCGATGGTAGTTTCTGAGGTACGTGGTGGAAGTGTTTCTGATTTATTTGAAGTGGCGACAATTTCAGATGGTGAAGATGCTAACTACCAAGTTAAAATTTCGGTAATCAACATTAACTTAGATACAAATGAATTTGATTTAATTGTTCGTGATTTTAATGATACGGACGAGAATCAAGTGGTTCTTGAAAAATATTCAAGATGTTCAATGAATCCTGATATGCCAGGTTATGTGGCAAGAAAAATAGGTACTTCAGATGGTGAGTATGAATTACGTTCAAAGTATATCATGTTACAAATGGCTGAAAATCACCCGACAGACGCATTTCCGGCGGGATTTAAAGGTTTTATCTCAAACGCCGATTTTGACAGCACTTCAACTTTAGGTAGTGTTTTATTTAAAACAAAATACTACGAAGCGGGTGATGTTATAAGTTACGATTCCGATGGTACTGCTAATATTTCAAGTGGTGATAAAGTAAAGAAAGTTTCATTAGGTTTATCATCACAAGTTGGTATTGATAGTGACTTGTTTAAATATAAAGGTGTTGGAGCATCATCAGTTTCATATGGTTTCCACCTTTCTTCACAAGCGGCGGACATTACGGGCACAATGCCATCAGGTTACGCATATCAAACAACTGAATATGATTTAGAAGGAACCGATAAAGGACTTTTAGATAATATCAATTATCGTAAATTTACATTTGCGGTTTGTGGTGGTTATGATGGATGGGATGTTTATAGAACAGTAAGAACTTATGGTGACGCTTATATTTTCGGTAAATCAACATACAGTGCTAGTGGTTTATTTAGTACAACAGTAGGAAACTCCGATTATTACGCATATCTAAAAGGTATTGAAACATTTGCCAACCCAGAGGCGGTTGATATTAATGTATTCGCAACACCAGGTATAAACTTTTTTGACCATAGTTCATTAACAAGTCAAGCAATTGATATGGTTGAAAATGATAGAGCGGATTCACTTTACATTATTGGGGCACCAAATGATACTTCAGCTGACGGTGTTGTTGGTTCATTGGATTCAGTTTCATTAGACACTAACTACTCAGCAACTTATTGGCCTTGGATTCAAGTAAGAGATACAGATAACGCAACTCAACTTTACATTCCACCAACAGGTGAAGTATTGAAGAATATTGCTTTAACCGATAATGTATCATACCCATGGTTCGCAGTTGCGGGTTACCAAAGAGGTTTAGTAAACGCAATCAAAGCTTACAAAAAATTAACTCTTGATGAAAGAGATGAATTATATAAGAACAGAATTAACCCAATCGCAACGTTCTCTGATACAGGTACAATCATTTGGGGTAACAAAACACTTCAAGTTAGAGAATCTGCTTTAGATAGAATCAACGTAAGAAGATTATTATTAAGAGCAAGAAAATTAATCTCAGCAGTTGCGGTTAGATTGTTATTTGAACAAAATGATGAACAAGTAAGACAAGAATTCTTGAGATTAGTTAACCCTATCTTGGAATCAATTAAGAAAGAAAGAGGTTTAAATGAATTTAAAGTTTCGGTATCTAATGACCCTGAGGACATCGATGCGAATACTTTAAGAGGTAAGATTTATATCAAACCAACTCGTTCTCTTGAATTTATCGATTTGGAATTTATTATCACTCCAACAGGAGCATCATTCGAGAATATCTAATATTCAAAATGGCAAAAAAATTGGGATACTCGATTAAGAGTATCCCTTTTTTGTGCCCGGTATAAACTAGAACTAGTTATACTAGTATTTATAAATTATTATAAAACTAGTTAATAATACTAGTATTATACTAGAAATTATTTATTCTGGAACTGGTTATACTGGGTGTTTGTAAAAAACTAACGAAAAAAAATGACATAGTCAAATAATTAATAGAAAATAAATGACTTTTTTAAAAATTATATATTTATAAGAAGTAAAATAAAGAAAAATTTAACAAATACAAAATGGCAGATTTACTAATGAAAATGCCGGTTCCATTTGAACCGAAAAGACAAAACAGATTTATTTTGAGATTCCCTTCATCAATGAATATTAATGAATGGTATGTAACCTCAACTAAAAGACCTTCAGCTAAAATTAACTCTACTGAGATTCCTTTTTTAAACACATCAACTTATGTTGCCGGTAGATTTACTTGGGATGAAATGACTGTAACATTTAAGGACCCAATTGGACCTTCAGCATCACAAGCTTTAATGGAATGGTTCCGTTTACACGCAGAATCAGTAACTGGTCGTATGGGTTACGCGGCGGGATATAAAAAAGATATTGAATTAGAAATGTTAGACCCAACAGGTGTTGTTGTGGAAAAATGGATTATCCAAGGTGCTTTCTTAACATCAGTTGATTTTGGTACATTAGACTATAGTGCTGATGCTATCGCTTCAATCACTTGTGGATTGAGAATGGATAGATGTATCCAAGTTTACTAATATTCTAAAAAACATTTTTAAAACCGGAGCACAATTTAGTAAATCTGTCTAATTTGCTTCGGTTTTATTATGCTCAAAAACTTTACTTTCAACTAATTATAATGTAAATTAGTGTTTATGGAAGAATTAAGAATTGACCCAACTATCGCATATGATGTGGTTGAATTACCGAGTAGAGGAATTTACTACACAAATAAAAAGAAAAGTGTAAGAGTTGCGTATCTTACCGCATCCGATGAAAATATTTTATCATCATCAAGTTTAATAAATTCAGGTGGAGTTGTTGATGAACTTCTAAAAAGAAAAGTTTTGGATAAAGACTTACTTGTTGATGATATTATTGAAGAAGATAGACAGGCCATTTTAATATTCTTAAGAAATACTGCATTTGGTACAGATTATAATGTTACATTAACCGACCCCAAAACTGATGAGGAATTTACAATTCAAGTAGATTTAAGTACACTTAAAACTAAAGAATTTAATCTAATACCCGATTCAAATAACGAATATCCATTTTTTATGGAAAAAAGTAAAGTTGATATCACATTTAATTTCTTAACAAAAAAACAAGAAAAAGAAATTGATGAAATAAAAAGAAGTTGGAACGGTCTTGGCGTGGCACCTATTATTACCAAACAACTTGAATTTATGATTAAATCGGTTGGAGGTAATAAGGATTTGATGATGATACGTAACTTTGTGGAAACTTTACCAATTAAAGATTCTCAAGATTTTAGAAAATACGTTAACGAAAATAAACCAGGGTTAGATTTAACCCAAGAAGTAATCACCCCGTCAGGAGACAAAACCCAAATTGAATTAGGGTTCGGGGTTGAGTTTTTTCGTCCTTTCTACGGATTATAGGAAAAATCAATTAGATGAAATTTTATTTTTAGTAAAGAGAGGTTTCACATACACCGACATTATGGGTATGCCCGTTTACATTAGAAGATATTATGTAAGTTATCTTATAGAATTAGAATCTGAAAAATAATAAACGTTCTATTTATAAGGTATGAATAAGGATTTACTAAAGTACGCTAAAAACGGTAACAAAAAAAGTTTTAAAATTGCCTACGAAGCGTTATATGGAAGCTCAGACCCCAAAGCGTGGGAAATTGCGTATAATGCCGCAAAGGCAGGTACTACCGGATTAGAAGCTGAGGGTACGACCGGAGGTTTTGACATGTCCGGTATGATTTCAAAATTTACCAAAAAAACTTTTGGAATTGCCAATGACGCCACTAAACTTGTTGGTAAGGCAATTAATGACGTATACCAAAGTCAAATGGGTGTCGAAGAATCTGATTCCACAGCCCAAAAACTTGCGGAGTTACTTGAAAAGAGTGGGGCAAATCCCGCGGCGTTAGTTGGTAACGCCACAGGTTTGGCATATGAACAGGCTCTTGAACAATTAAAGGCCGAGTCAACATTACTATCCGAAATAAACGCAAAAACTGGTCTTAGTGGTGAATTATCGGAAGCGTTACAAGATGATATGAAAGAAGCCTCAATCGAGGCGAGAAGATATGGTTTTAGTTTATCTAACATTGGAGAATTATATACGGGATTAGTTGATAATTCAGGTAAATTCGCGTTCATAAACCGAAGTACTATGGAATCGGCAGCACCTGTTGCTATGGTTTTAGGTAAAACTATGGAAGAAATGGCCTCAATCATGAGTGACTATGAGACCATAGGTGTGGGTGTTGACCAAACAATCAAAAATTTAGACCAAGCCGCCACAAAAAGTATTTCATTAGGTATGAGTGCTAGAAAAGTTACCGAAACTATGACGGCCAGTATGAGTAAACTTAATGAGTATGGGTTTAAAAATGGTATAAAAGGTCTTGAAGATATGTCAAGAAAAGCACTTGAGTTTAGAATGAATATGGATTCGGTGTTTACAATTGCCGATAAAGTTTTTGACGCAACAAGTGCTATTGACTTTACCGCAAACATGCAAGTATTGGGTGGTGCTATTGGTGATTTTAATGACCCACTTAAATTAATGTATATGGCCACAAATAATGTGGAGGGACTACAAGACGCATTAGTGGGTGCCGCAGGTGGTTTAGCTACATATAATCAGGAACAAGGTAGGTTTGAGGTTACAAGTGTTAATTTAAGAAAATCTAAAGAGATGGCTCAACAAATGGGTATTTCAATGGGTGAGTTAAATAAAATAGCAATTGCCGCGGCTGAACGTTCCTCCGCAGCTGCATCGTTAATGGCGTCAGGTTTGAATATGCCTGAGAAAGATAGAGAGTTCTTAACTAATATCTCAAGAATGGAAAACGGTGAAATGAAAATCGTTGTTCCAAAATCTTTACAAGACCAATTAGGTATGGAACCAATTAAATTGGAAGAGTTAACTGAGGCACAAAAAGAAGTTTTAATTAAGAATCAAGAAGCGTTTGAAAAGATGGATAGCAGTAAAATTGCTATGAGTCAATTAACAGAAACTCAACAAATTTCACGCCAAGTTGATGTTATTGCGGCATACGTAAAAGTTCGTGGTGCTGCTTATGTAAAAGGAATGAGTTCTAATTTAGCAAAAACATTCCAAGATGAATTTAAGGAATCCTTAACCAAATTGGTTGACACTAAAAAAGTAAATGTAACTGAGGATAAAAAAAGTGGTCAAGAATTGGGTGCTAAAATAAAAAATGTCATGTCATCATCCGAGGCGAGAGAAGATTTAAAAAATAAAATAATAGAAAAGAAAGATGAAGCGGTTCAAAATGGTGAGGAGTATATTAAAAAATTATTAGATGGTTTCAAAACAAGTTTCACCGAATCAATGGGAAGTAAATACGATAAGACAAGAACCATTAATTTACAATATAATGTAAATGACACCGACCCGAGAGAATTTACACAGGTTAAGATGGCGTAATTCCACTAACAAAATTAAATAACATCTATTTATATTATAAACAGAAATAATGCCAAGTTACTTAAATTTTGATTCAACCAAAAAGTTCAGAGATTTTATCATAGGTAAAACGTTAAATCAACCAAACGGTCCACAAACATTTACCAAAGATACATATGACTTTCAAACATTAAGTAGCTTTTCAAATAAAGACCCCGGCGACGTTATATCAAATAACGTAATGAATAGTGTTGATACTTTGAACAAATTACAAAGTGGTAACACATATAAAGAATTAAAACTTTACCCATTGTTTCCAACTAATGTACCTAACTATAATTTAGTTGGTATTATGGCAAACACTGCCGGTTATCAATATGAGTCGGAGTTGTTTAAATTTGCGGTGTCAAATATACAGAAAAATCCACAGGGACCCGTTTTATCAAGAATATCGAGTAATATTAATAAGGCCACATTAGGTAGAGTTAGAATACTTGACGCCTTAAATGGTAATACATCCACAGCCATTAATTTACTTACTGGTAGAGAACCATTAGTTGAATTCAATAATTCAATTACTGTTGCTAAAACATTACCCGGTAAGGCTATTGATTTTTTACAAACAGCTGCGGGTGTTACTGCGCCGTTTTCTGAAATACCTGGCGATTATTTAAGTAATCCATTAAGACCAACAAATATTAGACCCGAGGCTAAAACTCAATTAGGTAAGATTTTACAAGATGCGACTGGTGCTTTAGGTTCTTTAATTGGTATTCAAAGAAGACCAACACAATCAAGAAAACCGTCAGACCTTATGATTGAGTATATGGGTCAAGGTCCAAAACAAAGTTTATTTAATGCTTTAGCATTTTCAAAATACGCACCTAATTATACAAGCACAGCACGTTCACAAAACACGTCTAAGTTATTTAATTTTGTAGATAAAGTTGCTCAAGGATTTAATAAGTTACTTGGTGTTGAAGCACCGGCAGGTGTTGCTTATATTGGTGATGATAGAGGTGAAAACGTATTATCAGCAACAAATGACGCATATGATAGACCCGTAAGAAGTAGTTATTATCTTACTTTAATGTTTGACAAGACCGCCGCTGAACTTTTTCACAGAAGTAGAAACTATACCGAAGGTGGTGGTATTGCGGGTAACTTAACTTGGATTAGTAAAAACTCCAAAAACAAGTTAGGCATAAACAATGCGGAATATTCCAAATCCGAACAATCGTTATTACAAGACAGTCTATCAACTAAGTTTGGATTTAGAGATAGTTCGATATTAGGTAAAACACAAGAAATATTAGATTCGATGCCTACTGATGGTGGAGCGTCTCGTTCACACGTGGCTAATGTTATTGACCAAACAAGTAGAGTCTTTATGGATGGTGATGTGAAAATATCACGCGGTTCGGCAATCAAATACACAGACAAATATAGTTCTGATGAGGCCGGTGTTGAATACTGTAGAGTATGGACAAAAGATAGAGGTTATTTAAATTTTTCAGATACAATGAAAAAAACAAGTAACTATAGAAAATTTGATTCAAGTGTAATGGGTGGCTCAAGTAGAGTGTGGAATTTGAATATCGCACCAATGTCAAATGGTAAAAGAGATTTTGCTGGTTCAACAAACATTTTTAGTGGTTATACTTATGGTGGAGGTTTTTATGCTAAGAAATATATGTTTTCAATTGAGAACTTAGCTTGGAAAACATCTAATAG